TGCAGCGCCGCGTCCGCGTTCCCGAAAATCCCTCCCCCGATCACTGGCTGCAGATACGGCCACAGCACCGCCAGATTGTCATACGTCAATGGCGTCCCCGTTCCCTTGACAACCAAGTCCGTATAAACCTCGTCCATCTCCCCGTACAGCGCCGCGCTCACCACGCTGTTGACAGGCGCGATCTCCAGCCGCGAATCCTCCCCCAGCGGGATGTTCGCCCCGTTAAAACTCACATACGCCGGTCCCCCGGCCAACAAACTCCGTGCTATGCTCATAATTGTATATTTGTTTGACTCGACAATTTCTTCCACTCTGCATTCTTCCCTCTCCACTCTGCATTCAACTGATCGTCGCCTCCCCCGCGTCACTCCCCATCATCCCCGCCGCGTATCCCGCCCATCGCACCACCGTCCCCGCCGCCACCGCGAACGGCCCCCCGTACACCGCCGCCCCTGCGTTCCCCGGCCCCGGAAAACTCCCGTCCGTCGTGTAATAAATCGCCGCCCCCGCATCTGTGCTTGACAGACTCACCGTCAGCCCCGGCGCCGAGATCTCCGGCAGCGCGCACTTCGCAGCCGCCGCCTCGCTCATCCGCCCCCGCAACTGCACCCGGTATCCCACGCACCCCGGAAACTCCTTCTCCAGCCCTGCCAGCGGCTCAATCGCCTTCGCGTCCTGGTAAAGAAGAATTTTCCCCTCAATCGCGAACTGGTGCAGCGCCGTTCGCGCCGCCCGCGCCGCCTCCTCCGCCGTCACCTGCGTCCCGCCCGCGTTGAAATTCATCTCCGGGTTCTCCACCGCGTCCACCGCCACCACAATCTCACCCTGCGCCGGCGTCACATTCGGCAGCACCCCCTCGATGCCCGGCATTCGCACCGTCAGCCCGCACCCCTTCCGTCCGTTCTTCCCCGTCAAATGCGCCAGCCGCCGCCCGATCTCGCTCGCGACCACGTGCCTTCGCAGCGTAGCCACCGCCAGATACTCAAATGCCGCCTCCGAATTCAGCTTGTCGCACACGTCCTGTTGAAGTTGTAAAAGCAAGTCCATAATAATTTCAGCTTTTCAGCTTTTCAGCTTTTCAGCCTTTTGTTAGCTCATCTGCATCCTCTGAAACCGCCGCAGCATCGTCTTCACCATCGGTATCAAATCCACCCCCGACAGCGCCCCCTGCGCCTCCGGGTTCTCCGCGATCTGCGCTCCCAGCTTGTCCCACCGCCTCCACAAGTGCTGGGATTGCAGATACCACGCCGTCTTCACCGCCGCCGGCAACGCGAACGCCCCCGCCGGAATCGTGTCCGGGTAGCCCGCATCCGCCGGCTCCAAAATCGGAAACCAATACCCCCCCGTGTAAGTCACCCGGATCCGCGAGAAAAAATGCCCCTGGATCGCGACGAACATGATGTACCCCTGGTCCAACTGCATCTGCTGGATCATCGAACTTCCATCCGGCGGCAGCGTCGAAGGCACGAACCCGCCCGCCTGATCGTCGCACTTGGCTACCGATGTAATTGCCTCCACCGGATAGCAATTCAGATACCAATGCCGCCGGTCCGCCGAAAACGTGTCCGTCTTCCCCGCCGTCCTCGCAAAAGTCCGGTTGCAAAACTGGTCGAACAAATTCGCCACCCCCAGTCCGATCCCCGTGATCACCGCGTCATAATTCGTGTCGCTCCGCAGCGACGCCGCCAGCAACTGCCCCTTCAACTCCGTCAAATTTCCCAATCCAACATTCATATTCTTGTGAAATTATTTCCCGGCAGGGCGAAGCTCCCGCTGAGCCGTCTCGTTGCCCACGCCTGTTTGCATTTCAGCTTTTCAGTATTTCAGCTTTTCAGCTTTTCCTCCCGCCATGTGGGCGGCGGGGTAACCCAATCAAACCCCCGCCGCCCATGGCCCGCACCGCAACTGTAGATTTCTGCTTTCTGCTTTTAGCTCGCCGCCGTCTGCAACACCGCAAACGCGTTCGCCTGCCGGCAACCCGTTGCCGCACGTCCGTAAGCCCGGAACGACCGCTCCAGCGTGTTCCACCGGTAATGATCCGACGACTCAAACACAAAGTCGTCCCGCACCCCGACCACCTGCCCGCTCCGGTCCCCGAACGCCGCCACCGGCATCCCCGCCCCGTCCGTATTCGGCGCCGCCATCACCGTCACCACCGGATAACCCAGGATCGTTCCAATCGCCCCGTAACTCGGCGCCTCCATGGCCCCCAGGAAAATCGGACGCCCGTTGTTGTCCTTGATCCCCATCAGCCTCACCAGCATCTGCGGGTGAATCCACCACTGCGGCTTGCGCTTCAACACCACCGGCGCCACCGTTGTCAAACACCGGTTCACATCGTCGAAGTTCAGCGTTCCCGCCGTCGTGTTCCCATGCCCCGCCACCGCCCGCGTCCCCGCGTTGAACAGCCCCGTGAAACCCCCGTTGTTCCCGTCCGCCGTTCCGTTCCCCACGAACGCCGCCGTGTCAAGACGAAGATTCCATGCCTGCTGGAAATCCTCCATCACCATCCCCGTCACGTCGAACTCCGCGTCCTCGATCAACTGCCGGCTCACGTTCAACAGCACCGCGTTCGGCAGCACTGTCAGCGTCATTGTCGAACCCGCCTCATTCGTGTCATCCGGGATCGGCGCCGCCTCCGTCGTCAGCCACTGCGCCGCAACGCGCGCCGTCTTGATCGGGAAATTCGTCACCTTCGTTCCCAGACGCCGCACCCCCAGCGTGCTCCAGTCCCCGTACTCCGCCAGCGTGTCATAGATCTCCTTGAACAACTCCGCGATAACCAGCGTGGACCCCTCACCCGTGTCTTCCCCGATGGCCCGCGCCAGCGGTTCGCACGCACCGCGCATGTCCCCGTTCCGGTCCACCGCCAGGCGCACCGCCAGATTCAACCGCGCCCGCTTCTCCGGGTCATTCACGATCCGCTGAATCGGGTCCAGTCCCGCCGACACCGCTTCCATTCGCAACTGCGCTCGCAGCCGCTGCACTGCCGCCAGGACCTGCGCCCCGTCGTTCGCCGAGTTCTTCAAGCGCGTCATCTCCTCCATCGTCTGCTTCGTCTCGCGGCCAAGCTGCTCATAATTCCGCAGCAGCGTCTCCTGATTCCGCTCCACTGACTGAAACTTCTCCTCCACCGCGTTCACGCCTCTCAGCACCGTCTCCTGAAACTGCTCTTCACTTAATGTTTTCATAATCTGCCTGTTTACTTTACTTGCATGGCCTTCCGCCATTCCTCCAGAAACCTCCTTCGCGCCTGCTCCCGGGCCGGCGCGGCGGGAGCAGGACAGTCAGCCGCGCGGCCGTTTTCACGTTGTGAGTATTCCATGGAAAGTGTTTCAATATCCGCGTCATCAATCGCGCCCGCCCGGTAAGCCTTCGCCAGGGCGTTCGGATTCGACCCCACCACGCAGCACGACAGCTCCACCTGTTCCTGCTCCGTGTAAATCATTCGCACCGCCGCGTCCGCCGGCAGGCCCAACTCCTTCAACTGCCGTCCCCACTCCGCGCCCGAGCCTGGCGTCACATACTTGACGGGGAAAACCCCACGCTAACCGCCTTCAAATAACCCGCCTCCGTCATCTTCCATCCGATGCGCGCCAATTGATTCTCCGGCACGTCAATGGCCCACTGCACCCGTTCGATCAGCCGGTCGCCCTCCACCCGGAAATCCACCACCCTCCCCAGGCACTTCCCGATGCTCGAATAATCGTGCGAATCCACAAACGGCGCATTCTTGCTGAAGTGCGTGAACCGCCATCCCGCTGCGCGGATCACCTCCTGATAACTGTCAACACTTTCATCCGACGCCACATAATCCACGATCCCCAGTTGCGCATCCACCACCCTCACCTCCGGATGAATCAACCTTCGCACCGCCGCCTGGGGGTCAAACCATAACTTTTCACTTTTCACTCTTCTTATCGGCGGCGTCCCAGCCTCCTGCGCCGCGAGTCCCCGCGTCCGCCCCGTTCCTTCCGGCCCCTCCACCTTGTGCATCCCGTTCATGCCGTCAATGCAGTCCGCGACAGACTTCCCATCATTCCCATCGCGCCTGCCTGCGCAAACCGCCACGCACCTGCAATTCCGCACCTTCATTCCCTCCGCCCCCGGGTACCTCACTTGCTCTCCGCCCACCGCGAACGCCTCCTCCACCTTCACGATCTGTCCATTCGCCGCCCTGTGCGACTCACTGGCATT